ATAGTGTAAGAATGCGATATATAAACGTACAATTAGCAATTGATTCTACATCTGTTGACTACGAAAAACAAAAAGCATTATGGGACGCTAGAATCGATGAAGTAGCTAACAAAGATATAGCAAAAGAATATGGTTATATGTGGTGCATAGACGAAGCAAGTATAGAAAAAGAGGGAAGTCTTGTTTTATTTGGCTCTAATGATGCGACACCAGTAATATACCAAAAGTCAGAAGTTGAAAAATCTAACTCAAAATGTGATTCATGCGATGAAGAAACAGGAGATTTTGAAGCTGAAAACGGAGAAATTGTTTGCAAAAAATGTGGAAATAAAAAGAAAGCCGAGAAATCACTTTCAGAATTAGAAGCCGAGAAATCACTTCAAACGAATAAAAGAAAATTAAGTATAATCTAAAAACTAAAAACTATGTTTGTTTACAAAAAAACAGCAGAATTGGAAAAACTAACTCCAGAGCAGTTAGACCAATACAAAGCGGATTTACAAGCTCACGAAGCGCAAATCCGTAAAAATGAAATTGATGCCGAAGTTAAGAAACAAGTTGAAACTGCTAAAACAGCCTTAAAAACTGAATTAGAAGACGAAATTGCAAAACAATTAATCGATGCTAAAAAAACTCAAAGCCAAGTACAAGAAACCGAAGTAGTTAAGTTCTTTAAAGAATCAGTAAATACTTATAAAGAAAACGAAAAAGATTCTAAGTTTAGTGCTTCTACTACAATTAAAGCAGCTGCTTTGATGACGACCGCTAACGTTACACCAAACGTTGCTGGCGGATTTAGTCCGTTATTTGGAAATTACATCGATACTGAAATTGGAAGCACTCCTAAACCAGACCTTTGTATTTTGCCTTTAATTACGATTAAAAATCAACCCGGTACAGAATCAATTTGGCACGTATCAAGAGTTAATCAAGAAGGAGACGCTGCGTTTATTGCAGAAGGAGCTTTAAAACCATTAGCAGATGCTGAATGGGCAACAGTAAAAGAACCAGTTAAAGAAGTTGCTGTACGTTGGAAATTTACCAAAAGATTAATGGCGCACGCTCCAAGTGTAGTAGTTGACTTTGCGGAACACGCTAACGAGTTGATGGAACAAAAAATGGATGATGGCGCATTGACAGGTGATGGTACTGGTAACAACTTGGAAGGAATCACTGCCACAGGAGTTGCTTCTGCTTTCGTAGTACCAGCACAATTAGCTGAATATTATGAATTTGCTAACATTTACGATGTTATCAACGCAGTAGCTACACAAGTTCGTTTAGCTAACTTTAAAGGACAGCTTACAGCGGTATTAAATACTGTTTGGGAAGCCAAAATGAAAGGAATTAAAACTACCTATGGCGAGTATATTGTACCTCCTTTCGTTTCTCCTGATGGAACAATGGTAGGAAGTATTAAAGTTGTGTTTAACAACAAATTTCCAGAGGCTAGTATTCTAGTTGGTGATTTGAAAAAATTCAACTTAGTAATGGCTGAAGATGTGACCTACGATGAAGGGTATGAGAATGATGACTTCTCTAAAAACTTAGTTTCTAAGAAATTAGAGGCGTTTATGGGTACTTACATAAAAGCTGGCGATGCTGGTTCTATCGTTTACGATACAATTGCGGATATTTTAACCGACATTGAAGTCCCAGCAACTTAAAAAGTAACAATTTAAAATCAATAAAAATGGCAAAAGAGGAAAAAAATCCCGAAGTAGCAACCTTTTCAAGTAAGGCAATGTTATTAGAAAACGCTGAAAAAGGAACAAAAATTTTCTATGCAGACCGATTGACTGTAGAAATAGTGAAAGAAACTAAACATTACAAAGTAGGGATGATTGTAAGTCCTCACAAAGTAAAAGGCGAAGCACTAATAAAACAGGGAATTGCAAAAGAATATAAAGAACCTAAAACTAAGTAAAAATGTATTTAATAAACGAGGCTAATTTTACACGTGAAATTTCAGTACCGAACTTAACAAGTTCTCAAAGCGGTAACGCTGAAACATTGAATTTATATGCGGATGAAAAGCCTCGTTTGTTATTACAAAAGGCTTTAGGAAATGTTCTTTTTAGTGAGTTAGATTCACAAGTAACAAACGGCATCTTAGATTCTGGAGCAGACCAGAAATGGAAAGACTTAGTAAATGGTAAAGAGTACGATGGTAAAGTTTGGAAAGGGTTGAACTATGACGAGGGAAGCTTTAAAGTTTCGTTATTAGCATATTATACGTATTGGTTTTGGTTAAATGAATTAGATTCAAGTAACTATCAAACACAAGCTAAAAACGCTGATAATATAAACCCAACAAGCAACCTTGTTAATGTTTGGAATAAGTTTTTAGAAATGTATCAAGGCTTAAACACTATTAATTTTCCTGTAGTTAGATACATCAATGGGGCGACCTTTGTTGATTATTTTAACGGTGGTCAAAATAGTAATTATGTAAGCTTGTTGCAGTTCTTAATTGACAATCCTATAGAATATCCAACGCCTCAACTCTATACTTTTGAATTGACTGCTAATTCTAATTCTTTAGGATTATGATAATTGCAAATGCTTTAAAGAGATTATTCGCTGGAGCGACTGCAAATATTAAACTTTTGAATGTTGATAAAAATGCAACTATTAAGTATTGGTATGGAGACCAAAAAGAGTTAATTGCATGGATAACAGCGCAAAATACAAAAAGTACCCCAGATAAATATCCATTGGTTTGGTATGTTTTAAATGAATACACCGAGTATAAAGAATGGTTTGAAACGGATGCTAAACTTGTAATAATGCAAGATACTCGATTAGAAAAAATGAACGACTGGCGGAATAGCAATAGTTACGAGGGTATTTTAGAACCAGTTTGGCAAGTAGTAAAGTCAAAATTAACATCGTCTAACTTTGTTGAGATAATGGGAAATGATTTACCAACTAGATTTAAACTAAGAACCGAACCGAATTATGGAATAGGCACTAACTCAAATGACTTGAAAAACTTGAACAGTAGTAAAGAAAAATCAATACAAATAGATTTGATTGACTGTATTATTGTTGATTTTAGATTACGAATAAAAGCTAAATGTATAAATTAAAAAAAATAAAAAAATGGCAGATTTAACAATTATCAACTGCAACGCACAAGGGCAGATTTTCACAGGATTAACTGAATGTGGAAACTACAATACTGGCGATTATGTAGGGTCTTATGTTTCTAAAAAAGGAACTACAATACCAAATGACGATACTTTTTTAGTAAAACTAAAAGAAGCTATCCAAAAAAACAATCTTATTCCATTAGATGGGTATGATTATAGAAACAATCATGAAGAAAACCAAATCAATACATCAAGTATTGGTAATATGCAACTTCAAAGATTAGGCAAACCAATGTTTGAAATTGATATTACATCTTCAATTTGTGAGGCAAAAGCAATTTCAAAAATAAATAATTCCTCAAATAATTGGGATTTGTGGCACGTATTTGAAAATGCTATTATTTGTGCAACTGCACCAAATGGAAACTTTGTAGGGTTTGATTTGAATGTATTGCACGCTGAAAGCACAAAATTGAAACAAGGTGCTGATTTACAAATGAAAACTTTAAAAGCACAATTAAGAAGTTCAACACAGTACAATGAGGGAATGACTTTAATACCTATTACTGATGCATTAGCGGAAGTAAAGGAATTGAAAGGTATTATTGAGGCTAAGGTTTCAATAGTAATTAATAGCCTTAATACTTTATCTGTTACTGTAACAGATACGTGTTCAGGAAATCCAATCGAGGGATTAACTGCAACAGCAAACTGGACTATTTTAGGCACTCAAACAACACCATCGACAATTGATTCAATCACTGCAAACAGTAATGGTAATTACACTATTGCACTAAATGATAATTTAATATCTACTGATACAATTGGTTTAAAACTAGCTGAAAGCGGATTTGAATCTGTTGAGGTAGATGGGTCTTTTTACGGGGGAAGTTCTAGTTTGTTAACTCTTAGCGCATTGTTACCGTTTATGACTAGCATTTCAGAAATTTCAATTGAAAGTGGAGCAGCAGGTTCATTTCAAGTAGTAGCTACAAATACACCTACTTTATTTGAAATTACAGTAGGAAGTTTGCCGTCTGGAGTTACTATAAATGGAGCAACTGGACTAATCGAATGGGACGACACCGTTACAAATGGAGATACGAATGTAACTTTGAAAATTACAAACGCAAACGGATTTACTTTAAATCCTATCACTATTTCAGCATCTTAATCTTAACTTAACCTAGTTAACACTAACCCTCTCATTAACGAGGGGGTTTTTTATAAAATGGAATTATACTCTGAAATATTAGTAAAGGATTTGAATAGTGTAAAATCAAATATTGATAGTACATTCAACTCTTTAATGATAGAGCAAGAATCAGAAATAAGGAATTTAATTCATAAGCGTTGGTTGTTAGGTAAAAGACCCGACGGTACTAGAATAGGAGTTTATCGAGATACGAAATACAAAGATTTTAAGTACTTTAAGAATCCATTAGCTGGTGGTGAAGTAGATTTAATTGATACGGGTGCTTTATGGAAAGGAATTGAGATTTTCAACACGTCAAAAGGAATTGAAATATTCTCAAGTGATTGGAAGTATAATGAAATATCCGAAAAATACGGCGATGACAATTTAAATATAACCGACAAAGAGGAACAAGAATTAATCGACGAAATATCAACCTTAACAATAAAATTGTTATACAAAAAATACATATTATGAAAGAATGTTTTAGCTGTCAAAAAAATGCACCGCAAACTACAAAAGAATTATTATCTTTACATAAAAAGATATACGAACAAAAAGGGATAGTATTTTGGTTTTATAAAGAATCAGAAAAAAGTCAAATAAAAATTGCAGATGATACAAGTTTTAAAAACATTTTACCAAAGATTAAAGACAATGATGGGGCTGAATGGTGTCATATTTCCGAATTTGGAAACGCTACCAATGATAACGTTTTTGAAAATACTTCAAACCAAGAACCTGAAATTGTTAAACCAAAAAGCAAGTCAAAAAGAGTTAGAAAGCCATTGGATAAAACTTTATGATGAGTTTTGGAGACTAAAAAATAATTCATTAGCAAAATTAATGCTTCGTAAAGAAAATGAATTATTAGTACTTAGAACAAAATTAAACATTCTATATACGGTACATAATGCAATTTTATCATTATCGACTATTAACCAAAATGAAAAAACATTTGAACAAAAAAAGAAGTTAATTGAATTGTACCAAAAACAAACTAAAAATAAAGTCAATATTTTTTGTGAGTATTCTGATTTTTTAGTTAAAATTAAAAGTTCAATAGTTAACTTTGAAAATAATGTAGAAAAGTTAAATAATGAGGTTAGAAGCAAAGGAGAAGAGGAAATTATAAATAGTTTTGATGTCGTTGCTACAGTTGCAACTGCTTTACAACTACCTTTAAACATACAAACTATTTCAGTAGCTGAATTTTTGAGTTACGAACGATTAGCAATAAAGAAAAATAAACATGGCAAAGAGTAATTTTATAGAAACCAAAAAAGCGATTGATGATATTACTCTCGCTATTGACAAACAAATTAATTCCGCTAATGAATTAAACAGTAAAGTTGTAGTGTTAAATAATTCTTATGCTAAATTACCAAGTGAATATATTAAAAAACAAAAAGAAATAGCTCAACTAAATATCGCAATAGCAAAAAGT